CTTATGCTAATTTCGGTTCTGGATCTGCTGGTTTAGTACCTGCTCCTACTACAACCCAGGCTACTAGTGGTTATGTATTAACGGGTACAGGTTGGGCTGCTGGAGCCAAGTATAATACTGATACTACTTATGCAACATTTACATCTGCAGCTAATGGTTTAGTACCTGCAGCTAAGTCTGGTACTACTAGCTGGGCTACTACTGGTTATGTATTAACTGGAGCTGGATGGCAAGTAGGTACTAAGTATAATACTGATACTAATACTACTTATGCTGCTGCTACTACTGCTGCTGCTGGACTTACTAAAGCTTCATATGTTGATGGAACTACACTTTATGTATTCTAATTATTTTTAAATTTCATAGCATTATTTTTAACTAAATATATTAGAGAGGAGGAAATTACTCCTCCTCTCCTTTATTTAGAAAACTTTAAATTAATAATGTTATGAAAGGATAGTCAGATAAATGGGACTCATAACTACAGATGATCAATACTACTCTGATATTGCTGATGCTATTAGAGAAGTTAATAATGATAATGAAACTACATATACTCCCTCTTTAATGGCAGGTGCTATAAGAAATTTAGGATCTGTTAAGGGGGTTAAAGGTGATACTGAAGAAGATTATAGAACTGGTTATGTAAATATTACAGCTACTGATATTGGAGCTCTTCCATCTACTGCTGTTGCAACTTCTGCTGAAAAAGATTCATCTGGTAATATTATTTCTACTTATTATGAACCTAAAACTAATGTTACATCAAAAGGTGATGCTACATTACCTGTTTATTTTGATGCAAATGGAGTAGCTATTCCTATTTCATCTTATGGAGGAAATTCTGCAACAGCAGATAAGTTACATTCTGCTGTTAGTATAACAGTAGGTGGAGCTACTAAATCAATAGATGGTTCACAGAATGTAGAATTTAAAAAATCTGAAATTGGATATATTACAGCTGAAGTTGATGGGGAAACATTAGTATTAAAATAAGTTTATTTTTATAAATTATAACTCCATAATAATACCTATATTTGGAGGTAGTATTTTGGTATGATTGAATTTAAATATTTAGATATACCACCTTTTAGTAAAAGAGAAGGGGACGCTCTTTTATTTAATGAGGATGGCTATCTTGAATATTATATACCAGAAGAATATTTTGAGGGTGGTAAATCTACATCAGCAAGCATTCAAGGTTCTTATATAGAACTCTTTGGATCTTTCTGTTATAGAATCTACTCTAAAAATGGTACTCCTGGAAAACTAATGTCTTTTTCTTTTCCTACTAAGTTTATTTGTAAACCTAGATCCATAGAAAAGAAAAAAGATATTGCTCTAGAAGAACATTTAGATGCTTCTAATTATAGGATTTTAAGATTTGAGAAAGGTGATCAACTCATTACAAGATGTCATACAGAACAGAATATAGATAATGTATCTGAATTATTTAGATTACATATTCAAACGGGTAGAATTCCAAATAATCTTGACTATTCTTCTCTTTATAAATTTCCTTTTGAAAGTATGGAGTTAAACTCTAAAGGATATTCTGTTCATGCTCAAGCAATGGGTTTAATCTATTCAAAAATCTGTAGAGATCCTGAAGATATATCTAAACCTTTTAGAATGTCTAAGACAATTGATAAACAAATGCATGGTTTTAAATCTATTTCTATTAAAGATGCAGCTAAATATGTATCTCCATTTGTTTCTCTTACATCTGAGAATTTGGATGAATCTATAATGTCTGCTGTTTTATTATCTGAAGATGAGAAGAATGGTAAGAGACATAAAGAAAGTCCATTAGAGAGAGTTCTTATGATGTAATTAAATATATACGAGAAAAGAAAAAATAAAATATTATTAATATTATTGATAAATGATTTCTATACTTAAAGGAGGATACAGCTTATGTATGCTGGAACCAAAGTAAATTGGCATGAAGTGCTGATGAGCGATGCAGTTACAGAAAGTAATAATGAATCGCTTCCTCTGTTTCTTTGTGTCTTTTCAGCAGATAAGGGTACCGAAGAAATCACCGATTTCACTTATACAGACTTTAAGAAAATGTATGGAAATAATGCTGATTTCTTTAAGCATGGTCAGCCTTTAATCCAAGCTCATAAGATTCTGGCTGCTGGAGGTAGAGTTCTTGGTAAGAGACTTGTTGCTGAGGATGCTACTCTTGCTAACCTTGTCATTCTTGCAGAAATTGTTGTTACTGAAGCTTCTGGCGAAGGTCAGGATGCTACTCCTAGATCAGTAAAAGTTAAATTTACTAAGCAGAAAATTGAGAATGCTGCTACTTTTGATCAGGTTATGGGTGCAGCTGAGGCTCTTGAAACTACTACCAAGTTCCCTCTGTTTGTAATCTGTGATAATGGTAGAGGTATGTCTTATAAGAACGTCAGAATTGCACCTGATTATGATGGCTCTAAGACTCTTGATTTTATGCTTTATACTATTCAGGACATTGAAGGGGTAACTACTGTAGATTCCGGTAGATTCTCTCTTAATCCTGATGCTATTACTTATAATTATACTACTAAAAAGAATATGGCTCTTCAGAAGTCTACTATTGGTCAGCTTCATGCTGCTTACTGCAAAGAATCTTTCCAGAACTTTGTTGATAAGCTTGCTACAGAAGCTGGTTATACTATCACTACTGATGGTGTAACTACTATTGATTATGATACTTTCTATAATCTTGATATTCTGAATGGTAAGGATAAGAAGGGTAATTCTCTTACTACATTTACTGTAGACTTTAGTGGTGCTGATGGTATTGATATGTCTTCTACTTATGGATATACTCTTAAAGGTGGAGACAATGGTTCATTTGGTGATGCTCCATTCCCTGGTGAAAATGGTGCTACTGATGCCTGGATTACTGCTGCCACAGCATTTCTGAGTGCAGAAGATCCTAACTTCTTCTATTCTTATGATGAGATCTATGATCTTGATTATCATAAGATTGATTTCTGTGTAGATGCAAACTATCCTGATGAAGTTAAGAGTCTTATTGTTGATCTTGCTGCATTTAGAGAAGATTTCTTCTACTTTAGAGATCTTGGCCTTGAACCTGATAATATTGATGAAGTTATCAATAAGATTACTTCTAGTGATTGGGTCCATAGTCCGTTTGTTGGTGACTATATGACTACTTATGATATTATTGATGACTTCTCTAAGAAGCAGGTTAAGGTTACAATGCTTCATGGTATTGCCCCTCTTCTTGTATCTCATTATATGAATAACCCGAATGCTCCTATTGCTGGAGAATTCAATAACTTCATTATCACTGAAATGGTTGGTAATACTTTGAATATTATTCCTCGTATTACTCCTAGCAGAGATATGAAGACTGAACTTGATGACCTGAGAGTAAACTATGCTAACTATTCCTCTGATGATGGTATTGTTAGTGTTCAGTCCACTTATACTTCTCAGGATCATTGGGGTCCTCTTAGCTTCTCTTCTAATGTCATTATCACTCAGATGTGTATCAAGGATATTAGAAGGTATACTCCGAAGATCAGATTCATGCTTATGGATGGAAATGATTTTGCCCAGTATAAGAAGCTGATTCATGATAATGTTATTAGTTACTATGAGAAGTACTTTAAGTCTATTGAGCTGATCTATACTCGTGATGATGTTATGACTGCTCAGAAGATCTTCAATGCTTCCCTGTATTGTTATTATAAGGACTTCCCGCAGGGTGAAATCTTTGATGTCTTTGCTATTGAAGGGTCCCCTGATTCGAATCCAGCATATTAATAAGGAGGAAGTAAAATATGGCTGCTGGTCTTAATTATATTAAGATGCCCAGAAGTGTTACAGAATACACTCTGATGAAAGGCGTTACTGATTTTTCCAATTTAA